GCTACGTCAAAAACTGTTGTAATGTCCGTATATACATTTGTTAACGCTGCATCTTGAGGCAGTGTATAAATGGCGATTTCTTGACTCGAAATATCCGCAAATGTTTTTGTTACTTTGACTAAAGGATTTGATGTATTAGTAATCCACGTAGGTGTCCCCCCTGAAACGCCAAGTACCTGTGCATCCAGCCCTATGCTTAATGGCTGTAATGCACTTCCATCGCTATAAACAATATCGGCTGCATTTAATGTTGCTTCAGTTACATTATTCATGTTAAGCGGTGAACCATCTTGCACAGCACTTGAATGTTTGTGTGGTTTTAGAACATTAGAACCACCGCCAGAAAAGCCCATGATTATCCCGTATCCGTTCTAAATCTTTGTGCTTCTGTACTTACATAAATTGGTGTAACCTGTGCCAAAATGTCTGTTGTTCCGGCTGCTCCTGGCGTTACTTGAATAGATACAATACTTTGATTGTTTATGTTTTGGTCAGCACCTGCACTTAATGCTATGGCCGGCTGACCGTTTACTGAAAATGTACATGCATTAGCTGCATCTTGATTTTTAATGGCTGCTGAAATTGCATAAGACCTGTATTGTGCTGGATAATGAATTGTTGTTGCTGCTGCACCTGCTGCTATTACATCCGCCACCATTGTGCTTTCTGCTGTAGTGTCAGATGGTTTTACGTTTACGTGGTATCCTTGAATAACTTGGGGCATAATCTAAAACAAATTAGCGTATTTGATTAAGAAAGTATAAGCTGCTGCACCTGCACCGATTGTGGTTTGGCCACAATTATAGGCAACTTGCTTTCCACCTGCTGCACCGCCCACTTCGATTGGAATTGGGCCAGGAACCACACGACCTGCACTGGCAGGGTCTGATGAGTTACTGAAAAACGTTACACCTGTTTCTAATCCGTTAATTAATAATCTATCTTGGTAGATTTCACCACCAGTTGGTTGTGGATTTGATACCTCGTCTAACACTACATTAGACCGATTAAGTTGGGTTATTGTGAGCTGTGTAATATCGTCAGTGGCTAAGCCAAAAACGTTAAGTGCTAATCCTGGAGTAGAATAACTTCTCATCAGCGGGACGGCCATTTTAGAGACTCTCCGTTAATGTATTATCTAAAGATGTTGATGCTGTACGGCCACCGATGAACATGGTTCCGACTGCACCTATTACAGATTCTACACCGCCTATCGAATAGGCTGCTATTCCTTCTACGGCTTTACCCATTGTAGAACCCATGAATCCAGGTGCTACCATGCTGCCAACTGCCCCTAATAGAGCAACAACACCTGCACCAGCGAGAACTTTGTTTAATGTTTTACCTGTCTTTAATTTGAATGCCATCTCTGTTTTCAGAATAGAGAATGACTTAATAAATATGCCTATTTTACAAAGACATGGTTATCGGTAAGATTACGAGCTATCTCGCTCTTGGTCTTATCGGTGCATTTCTTCTCAATACCATAATCAGACCAGGCCAAGCCATTGGTACTGGTGGAGCATTACAGGAAACTGGTAAAGGTATAGCCTCAATAGGTGCAGGAATAGGGGCGTCATTACGGTCAATCGGAAGTGGTTCCGCAAAACTGTTTGACCCTTTATTCACTTTAAGAGATTTAGTTTATTCTTCTGATGTTTCAGGTGCAGCCAATGTAAGCCCAGTAGCTCAAAATGAAGGTGAAACAAATTACAATGTGAGTACGCCATCATCCTCTACTATTACCTGGAGTTCAGGAACCACGGCCAGTGTGCCAAGTCTAAGTCCTGCAGCCAAATCTTACTATAGAGCCTTAGGGGTTAGCGTAACATGAGAAAAGGAAGTAAGGAAGCAAAAGCATGGGGCGCGAAAATGAAACGACTTAGAGGCAAAAAATCTACCCGAAAAGGGGGCGTGAGGCGAACTGCCAGGCGTGCCTATAAAGGGTTAAAAAAACGAACTAGAAGGTCAAGATGTGTAACTAAATGTGTAACTAAAAGATATAAGAAAAAATCGGATAACTGGTCATTTTAAACCCAAACATATTTCTCGCCTTTACATTTAGGACAATCAATAGTTGTATTATAAACAGGGTCTAGTTTGTTAGAACCTGTCTGTAAATCTACTGTCCCTACAATGCCATGAGGTAGGCCTGTTACTGTATCTGCACAAGTGCTACAAGGTTTGTATTCCTTCACTTTGATTTCCAGGTTGGGTCTGTTTATTACTGGTATTAGCGGATTTAATTTTTTCATAAATTCGTTCAACTATAGCAGGGTCTTTCTTAACTGCTTCTTCAACCTGTGGAACCAGGAACGATGCAGCCTTTTGGTACTTCTTTGGTATCAACTGCATGATAACCTCACCGAGGCCAGAGTTCTTCATGTCTGTTTCTGTAATGCTAGTACCCTCTTTGGCCTTAACTGCTACATTCTTTAATCTCATAATCTCTTGACGATACTCTTTAGCCTCTTCTTTCTTACTATCTGCTAAATATTGAATATCATTCTCAAAGTCCTTGATGCGTTGCCTAGAGTGTTTATTGACAGTTGACTTAGAGCGAGCAATGAAAACGGCACACATACCACCACATAAACTCGCCACCAGGATAAGTGATGCAGATAAAACTTCGATTTCCACATAATTCTAATGAAATTACTTAGTTCTAAGTGTTTTGAAGGTGATAAAAAGGTCATAAAAGGTATGTAAAAGGTATGTAAAACCTAACATAAACCCTAATACTACCTAATGACTATTTGAGAGTATCCTTAAAGTCTCACTGTTGGTACGTTCCTAGGGGACATGGTATTGGCTTGGGGTGAAAAGAAAAGGGGACTGGTTGTATATACCAGTCAAAACAAATAATATATATTATAGTACGACTTAGCATTATTATGACATTAGACCCAGACTATGTGACCAAAGCAGAACGTGAACGCCGACAACAGACTGCACAGAAGGAAACTAAAGTAGCCAAAACAATTTCCATTCCAATTAGTTATTGGGCCTTACTAGACCAGGTTAAAAACAAACTAGGTAAAAAAAATGTTAACGAGACTTTGATGTATTGTATTAAAGAAATAGGAATAGGGGAAGGAATAGAATCTTGACAACTGAAATAATTCCAAGAGAAAAGTGCAGATTTTGTAAAGTCTATTTGGCTAAAGGTTGTCTTAATGATATTTGTTTAGAATGCTCTAAAAAAAATGTGATTTAAAATGAAGATGGATATAGTAGAAAGTGATTTGAAACAGTTGTTCATGTGGATAAAGAACTTGGATGAACTTTGTAAATCACAACAGGTTTTGATTGAAGTACAAGATGAACGAGTTAGCAATATAGAACATGACCTATCCCTAGTTCTTTCTGTTATCAAAGATAGAAAGGATAGCACATAAAAATTTTAGAATAACAACTTGAAATTCTAACCATTTTTTTCTAATCAACTACTTGTAAGTAGAAATCTACTTCTCCTTGTGTATCGGGTACGGCAGCAGCAGCTTTTAGTTCAACACCACACCAACACCAATTTGTATTGATAGCGTAAGTATAGAACATATTATTCGATACGCTAATGGTTGGTGTCAAATCATATTGAGAGGCAAATGATTTCAGTGTCGTTAATCCTGCAGACCACCCAGCCGTTAAGGTGTCGGTTGGGGGTAGTAATGGGTCTCCAAGTTCACAGTCCACTATTAAGCTCCCCGTAGTTGTTGGCGTTATAGCTCCCGTAGATGTAAAACTCAAACCCAAGTCTGTAGCAGTTACACCGATAGGAGTTGTTTGAGCTGCATTATAATATGAATAAACACCCGACCCTTTTCTATCCACCGAAGTCCCCCAAGTGGTAACTACATCATGACTGCCAGATGTTGGGTTAACCAGGTACCAAATTTCTGCTCTGTTTCCACCTGACCCGTCTGAAAATACTGCCCTCGTAAAATTTTCCACACCGTTCCAAGTAACGCCCGAAATTGTTTGTGTTGATGATTGAACGCCAGCACATACGATTAAAATTCTATTAGCATTAGCCCCAACCGTAAAGCCTGATTCAGTGATTGTTGTTCCTGCTACAGCCGATTCGGTATGGGCTTGATTGTCTTTAGTGAGTGCAGTGGGAGCTCCCGCAAGATAGGCTTTGATGTCAGTTGTGCCACTTGTGCTACGCATGGTCTTAAAACTAGTGATATAGGCCCCTCGGGTTGCGTCAGTTAGACCTGTTCCTGCTGTCCAGTCTGTGGCTTCTGCAAAGCCGTTATTATCTCCTGTATCGCCAATAGTCACACTAGTCGCTACGTCAAAAACTGTTGTAATGTCCGTATATACATTTGTTAACGCTGCATCTTGAGGCAGTGTATAAATGGCGATTTCTTGACTCGAAATATCCGCAAATGTTTTTGTTACTTTGACTAAAGGATTTGATGTATTAGTAATC